CCCGTACTGGTAATATGCCCCGTTAGATTAGCATTGGTTGTTACATTGCTCGCAGTAAATGAGCTTGCAGTTCCCGATATATTAGTTCCTACTAAAGCGGATGGAGTGCCAAGAGCTGGTGTAACAAGAGTAGGGCTGTCATTAAACACAAGCAATCCGCTACCTGTTTCATTTGATATTACTCCAGCTAACTGTGCTGATGTCGTAGCAGCAAATTGAGATAATGGGGCAGAGGTTTCTGCATCCCCTCCTCCCGAGCCGCCAATAGTTATCCAATCAGTTCCATTAGAAAATACTGGCTCTCCTAATGTAGTATCAAAGAATTGTTGTCCAACAAATTTCTGTGCGGGTCTATTAGCTGTTATTCCACTCTGAGATACTGAGTTAGCAATTGTGTAAACGGATTTAGTCCATGATTGCCAAGGTTGAGATACTGCCCCATCCTTATCAAATTCTTCTCCTAGCGGTGGTGGTGTAATAACAGCCATTATTTACAGTCTTCTAGTTCGATTAGTTTTTCTAGGTAGTGTTTGGCTTTCTGTAAATCAACTACCCCGCCCTTTTCTTTATATCTAGTGATATATTTAACAATATTTCCTTCAAGGAATCCTAAGTCATTAGCTACAATAAAATCCCAAGGCTGTATAGCTTTGAGGTAATGCTCTCCGCCTATTTGTTTGACATTAGATTCCATTATTTAGCAACCTTTCCAAAATCAACATATCCGGCTTTATATTCTTCTTTTGTTATTCCTTTCTCATCAGGGTCGTAGCCAAATTCATTCATAAAGTCATTCTTCCAAGCTGTAGCATGGTCTTTGGACTTCCACTTACTGCCCCAATGCAGTCTGCCATCATTCTTATTAACTTTAGGGGTTTCCCCGTCAAGCCATGCCCCTCTATAATCAAAATCAGGGTAATCTAAATCAGGTGCGCCTCCTTCATTTAGTATAAATTCAGCGTACCAAGGAGAGTTTCTTATCTCATCTTGAAATAAAAATTCCTGTTCTCCGTCTAACTTAGTTAGCTCCATTATTTAGTAGGTAAGTCGTATTTTTCACCTAACTCGGCAAATACAGACCTTCCTTCCTTTCTCCTTTTTCTTGCATGAGCAAAGGCTTTCTTTTTAGTACTAGGGCTAACCTTGTACTTCTTTAGGTCTTCTATTTCAGATAAAGTAAGCCCTGGAACTACTGAAGGAACATCAATTTCATACTCCTTCCCATCTTCGCCTATTATATTCATTCCAATGGTATATTCAGTCATGTCCTCACCGTCTGAGGTTGTTATATTGCCCATACCATAGTATCCACCACCCTTCTTTCCTTGTACTGGCTGATGCCTATCATCTGAAACATCGGTCTTTAGGTTGCCTCCTTCCTTCCAAGTATGGGGCATAGATAAAATCCCAGACTCGTGCGAATAGAGTCTTCTATACAACTCTCCTAGATTTTCTGGTTTTGGCATTAGTACCCCGCAACTCTAAGTTTTCTAGCAACCTTTAGACCTGCTCCAGTAACCACAAACTTAATTGGATCGGAGCATCTAACCCTAAATATAAAATCTTTTCCTCTTCCTAGTCTCCACCATTCGGCTCTTTGAGAATACTCGCCTGTCTTACCTAGTGAACGCAATAACTCATTAGACCAAGTATGTCCATTATCTATAGAGTATTGCATCATTATCTGAGGATCATCTCCTTGTCCAGAATCAAGACCCATTCCCATCTCACAATCTAGTATAAATTGCTGAACAGTAAAATAATCCATATCTTTTTCATAATGCCTACCAGTTATCTCTCTTATAATAGGAGAGCCGTTGTCAGTATAGTTTTCATTATTAAACCGATATAATTTACCATTAGCATAATCAGCTAATACCTGCTTCCCTATAAATGTTTCAATCATTTCAGCCCTGTGCCGACTATAATCTGAAGTCATTTCAGACCATACTTGAGTTGTGCCATCAAATAAAAAAGTTCTGGCAATGTTAGGAAATGAAATTTGGTACATACTATGCCCGTCTAACATATAAGAAAAAGCAGTAGCATTTTGCGCTGGATTTGCATTAAATATTTGTTCTAAATCACTATTAGATACAGGGACAGGAGTAACTCCCTTCAAGAAGACTACCTTCACTTCTCCCTGCCTACTCTTTCCTAAAAACATCAATGAGTTGTTAAACTTAGCAACAGAATATCTTGAAGCTAATCCCCACTGCATATTTGTTCCAGACTGTCTTGAATAAGGAAAATCTAACTCTCCGGTATTTACCCAGAACTCAGTAGTGTCTTCTCCAAATAAAACTAGATTTCCGTTATTCTCTTCCACTCTAACTAGATTATCGGGACTAGATTCAGCAGTAGCAAAGTCTAATGCATCCCATGCATTTCCGTTATAAAGGGAAGAAATCCATATTTTTCCTGAGTTATTTTCAGTAATAATGAAATAACCACTATTAAATGTAACTGTTTGTGGACTAGCCGAAAAGTCTTCGTCTGTAATTCTAGCTAGAGTAGAGCTTGCAAGGGTATATATATATCCATATTGCCCGTCGACTATCATTATTTGAACGCCATTATCTATGATAGAGCATCTTCCGTCAGATGTTAGTAGCGTCCCTTTGTTAGTAAGAGTGCCTCCATTATCTATCTGATAAAATGTTTGTAAGTGGATAATATATAATTTATCTCCTACCTCATACATCGACCTTATAGGCTCATCTCCCAGAGAAACAAATAAATCTAACCCTGGCGTAGGATAAGCTGATACCTGTACCTTATCTCCGGCTGGCTGTTCATCAAGGTACATATTCTTTCTAGTCTGGGCAGTTACATTTGGAGACTTAGAAAAAATACCTACCCCTAAAAAATCAGTCCTCATTTATTTAGATTTTCTCATTTTATTTTTAAATGACTTATATTTGGATTCATTTCTATCTTTCTCTGAAATAGAGCCAGAGTCATCAAAAGCCTCCATTGACCGGATTAATTGCTCCATTTCCGCATCAGTCATAGAACCATCTCCCAGACCTTTCTTGCTCTTAATAAATTTCTTTTGTCTTTCGCTCATTTTTCCGTGTGCCATAATTTCCTCCGATTATCCTGTAAATATGCTCATTCTGCTTCTGCCTGTGCTTGTAAGCGCAGCTTCAGATACATTCAGAACAGGTGCTTTTTGATTAATTTGTATAATATTAGCTAAAGATTTCTGAGCAATTTGAGCCGTTCTAGGGTCTATTAAAGAACCAGGATACTCTGGCTGCAACTCTAAAGCTAAGTTAAACTCTATTGCCCTCTGATAACCAGGAGGTAAATCTAACTCAGTTGTCCCTAAAGAAAACTGCTGAAGCTGTTTCCATGAAGTGAAATGCAATACATCAGTAGAGTTAGAAGGGGTATAAATAAGTCTTATAAAGGCTAGAGGATATATTTCATCATAATAGAGATACCTTGACCTTGTTCTAGTTGACTTTAATGCTATTGAGTCATAAGCAGTTTTATTTATTATCTCAACAGGGTAGTCATAGTTTGCATTGTCTCGGATAAATGCCTGATCTATTTTTACTGGCCTGGTGGTATTAATAGTCCCACCTGTACCAATCGAATAGTCTGCCGTTCCTGCCGTAAGAGTATGAGTTTGGGTAAGTAATTGAAAAATCATACTCCTGTCAATTGACCATGAGTCCATCATGGTATTCAATGCGTCAAGCCCGTCAGAAGCCTCTGTTGCGTCTAAAGTCCTTCGCCCTTGTCCTAGTACTCCGATCAAGCGCAAAGCCCGTGAGATCATGTCATTAGCGGTTGCCATTGTCTGTTATCCTAAATAATCGAAGGCTTTTCCCACATCTGTGGCTTTACTACCTTTTTTGCTAGACCCTTTAAACTTTTGAGCGTCCATTGCGTGATTAAATTTATCAATCCAAGACTGATAATACGGCTCAGAATCTTTTGATTTCTTCTTCTTTTGCTCCGCCTCAATTTCTTTTTTAAGTTCTTCTTTAAGTTTTTCCCTTTCTGTTTCTCTATGCATTATGCTTATTGTTTTCAATGCCATTTTATACTCCTCTATCTAATGCTTTTTGTAGGTTATGACGGTTTAAGTTCCAATGAGGCTTTTTATGGAACATCTCTTGGTATCTTCTCTTTAATTCAGCGGTTGATATTTGTGGTTTTTTTATTTCTTCAGGCTCTTTAGCAACAGCCACCCAGCCATTGTCTAAATGTTCCTGAACATCAACTGGTGAATAAGCATGATGAAAACCATGTTTAGGATGCGTCATTAATATCATTTAAGTTCCCTTGGTGGCTCTGGATTGTCTGACTCGCTTCCTCCAGGTTGTTGTAATAAATACTGATGATAGTTACCTTTAAATTCTTCAGTATCAGTATGATGATTAATATTTATGTCAGGTATAATCCAAATTGGATTCCCCGTGGCAAGCCAGTTCCTAGAAAAAGCGTAGTCCTCGCCAAACCATACATGGTTATGAACACCATGATTAAATAAATCCACTTTAGGCTGCCATCTGTCTCCGTAACATAATTCAGGATACTTCTCTATAAATATGTTAACCGCTTTCCGAGTTATCTTTAAGAACCCAGCCGGAATACAAAAAGCAGAAACGCACCCATCTTCTCGAACTATGGGTCTTTTATCTATACCAGGCAAAGGACTGCCCATATACTCCACATCTTTTCTTTTAAATCTGTAAGTTCCAGCTACAACCTCGCCCTCTGTCTCAATAAGTTTTAGTAAGTCCTTGGAATCCCAAGATAAATCGTGATCTATAAATACAATTACATCAGCATCAGCTTTTAATGCCTTGTGTAACATATATGACCTAGCTGCTGATATATATGGGTTGCCTATCTCTGAAACCATTACATGATCCCAGCCAGCTTCCTCTATCGAGGGTATTGAATCTTTTATACTGTTAAGACAAACTTGATATGGTTTTTTTACCGTTGGAACACAAAAAGCAACTTTCTTTTTGGTTTTTGTCATTTGTCTTTAAAATAAAACTACCCCCGAAGGGGTAGATGTTAGTTAGGCAGTTGCCCAAATTCCCAATGCTACTAGGGTTTTTTGAATCTCATTAACTGCTGCTAGTTGTGTTGCTCCAAATGAAGCACTAGCTGCTAGTTCACTTGATAAGTGGACTGCTGCTGTATAAGAGCGTTGAGCCGTAGGTGTTGCACCATAAAATGCTACCTTTTTAGATGCGCTATTACAAATCTGCGCCCCTTCGCTATCGTTATATGTACCTTGTTCATACTCTGTTGGCTGTGCCATTTTAATATCTCCAATTCATGTAAAAGAACCACCCCGAAGGGTGGCTAATAATTAAGCAGATGCAGAACCGATTAAACGGCAAGCCCATGCTGGTCTAATTGCTTTGTAACCGTACAGCATATCAATACGAGTTAGCAATTCATCATTTCTGATGTCACCGTCTTGCCATACGCGAACACTTAATCCATCAAATGTCTTTGTAACACAAGAATGTGCGCCACCTAGTTTAGGTAGTTCAGCAGTAGCAAAGGTGAAAGCATCTTTATGATACATCAAGCCTTGTGCATACGTTGTTGAAGCTGCGCCAACAAAAGCAGGAACCAAACCAGTATCATTAAAATATGCAACAGCTAATTGTGATCCATCAGCAGCACAAATATTTTGCCGTCCACCTGTTAAGAATGTAGGAGGTGAAACTTCCTGAGTTGTAGTTGAGCCAGTTACAACTGTAAATTGTTGTAAATGAGCCATTGCTGCTTTAGTTTCAGGATGGCACTGGAATACACCTGGAATAGTAAATACTGTTCCTGCTGTAGTAGTAGAAGCCAAAGAAGCGAAAGTAACATTAGTTCCGCCATCAGTAACCGCTGCTGCTGCTGCAAGGGTACAAGTTACATCTGATCCATTAGTATGAATGTTTACACGCTCATTTTCATAGAAATCAGCCATTCCTGTACGACCAATCATGCCTTCACGATACTGTTCTTTAATTTGAGTAGCATCTTGGAAAAGACCTTTTAAGCCGTTTACCATTCCACCCATTGCAACAGAATCAAGCTGAACAGCGCGATTACCATCTTTAGGCGCAAGCCCTTGATTTAATCTTGCTCTAGCAGTTCCAACAGCAGCTAAATCAGCTAATGCTGTGCCAGGAGTTCCAGCTACATTGTAAACCTGTTGAGTACAACCCTGTAAAACATCAGATTCAATGCCTGAAATCATAGAAGCTACAGCACTATCTAAATGTTGCTTAGAAAAGTCTTGTAGGTCTAATTTCATTTCACGGCTGTTGAAAGACATATCAACACCGTCTTGGGTTGCTACTACTAAAGAAGTACTGGTTTCTACTGAATCCTGCACATTCATTACGCGACTATTTTGTCTGCGTGTGTAACGGGCTGGTTCACGGATGCGGAGAGTATCTCCTATCTTACCGCTTGCTTTACCAAAACTGTCATCGAATTGTCGATTAATTGTACCAATAAATGCAGCCTTTTCATGCGCTAAACGCAAGACTTCATTAGTGATACTATCAATCGTAGTTGCTGTATAAGCCATTTTTTAAATCTCCCTCTATATATTTTTAATTCCTGCCTAGTTGACGATTCCTGAGTTTTTGAAAGTCTTCAAAAGACATATCTTTTTTATACTCAAGAGAGTCAACCCTCCCACCCGTATTAACTTTTGGGGCAGGGGCAGGTGCTTTTGATATTTCTCGTCTAGGAGAAGTTGTTAGTTTATCTTCTATCCTAGCTATTGCTTTAACCGCAGCCGTTGGTGAAAGTCCTATTATCCTGTCTACTTCTTCAGGGTTCTTAGCCAAGAAATACGAGAGTTCTCCACCTATGTCGGAAGTAACTACCGCCTCATTTAAGTAAGGTGGTATATCTCCATAATCTTCCAAGACTTCCATTGCATCCCAATAATCGGCATGAATGATAGCAGCGTCACTCTGCTGCTTTTGGTAAGCGGCATTGAGCTTCTCCGCTTCCGCATCTTGTTGAGACTTGATGTGTTTTTCTCTTTCTTGCTTTACCGCCCAATCTGTCCGATCTTTAATCCACTCGGTAGTGTCTTCATAATCATCTAAATCAGGCTCCCCTGTATTTTTTACAGGCACTTCTTTTGGTTCTTTAGACTCAAACTCCCGCTGCAACTTTCTTTTTTCTCTGGCAACACGCCGAGTCATAATTTCATCTAACTCAGATTTTGTGTAGACCTTTTCCGGTATTGGTTCAGGTTCTTCCGTTACCTGTTCAGTTTCTTCTGGCTCTGCAACCGACTCGGATTGTGCCTCTTCTGTATCCGCAACAGTTTCTTCTGTTTCTTGTACTTCTTGTGCTTCTTGTGCTTCTTCACTCATTGGAATCTCCAATCTTGCCCGTGCGCTAACCCACACGTAGGTTTTTATCTTATATCATTAATAGTTAACAAAATCAACTATATTGAGTTAATACTTAATCAATTACATTAAGTGTTGAGTATTACTCCTCCTCTTCTTCTTCTTTTTTTTTCGAGGAGTATGCCAAGCCCTGTAGCTCTGCTACCATTTCAGTTAGTTTTGCCACTGCATCCGTTCTTTCTTGCTCCCTTATTTCTGCGTTCTTTCCATTTTTTTCATCTATAGCACTTTGATAGGCTTTGTTTTGTTGTGTTTTTTCTTCTAATTCACCCTTTAGTACCCCTAAAACATAATCTGTCTCTTGTTGAATGGTAGCAATTTTAATTTTAGCCTCTGCGTCTGCATTAGGGTTCTTTAACTCTAACTCTCTTTTCATTACGCCTATTTCTTGTTTAATAACCTCAACTCTTCCTAATTCAACCCTAACTCGTTCTTCTTTGCCCATAGCCTCAACAGTAGCCTTCCCTACTTTGATTCTAGCTTGATTTATCTCATTTTCAGCGTCACTTAGAGCTTGTGCCTGTCCAGCCAATTTCTCTTTCTCTTGCTCCACTTGTTCTAGTATCTGCTGTATCTCTGGTGGTAATTCACCTTCTTGTGCGGGTTTAATGCCAGGTGGCAGCATCTTTTCAAATCTTTTCGCTATTTCTTCAGCCAACGGATAATCCTGCATCTTGAAAAGCAAATCGCCAAACATAGGTAGCTGTTGAGGATTGTTTTGCATAAATTGAAGTAATAACTCCGATTGCTCCATACGTTTAGTAGCATAAGATGCACCTGCAATTGCAGTTACATCATATTTTCCTACACGCAAATTATAAATAGAATTTATACCATCAATGAGCTTTCTGGATTCTGGCTGATTAGGATCAATTTCTACATTCTTTATTCCGCCATCTTCTCCCATGATTCGTACAATACGTTGAGTATCATAAAGTTTAGGAATCACATCAATTAACTGCCTTCCAGCACAACGTATAGACATAGCAACATTATCAGGAAAATGGAATGAGCCAGTTTCTCCTTGAGTTCGCAAGCTATTAATTGCTGCCCCTGATTGCTGCGCTGATTGCTCTCCTACGTTTGCTTTAAACATACCAAGAGATGTTTTAATGTCATGCTCAATTAACTGTAAATGCTGAATCATCCCTGATTCCATAGGAGCAGCGTGTTGTCTTTGTGGTGCGCCTAAAGCAGCTCCATTTGCATCTACTACATCATATTGCAGAAAAGCGTAGTTCTCTGTATTAGCCTTCTGCCACTTATCCCGCTCAGTATCGAATTGACCAACTGCGCCAATAAAAGGTGCTTTTGGTGCTAATGCTAGTTTTTCTGTTAAAGCTGAGAACCAGTAGTTATAAGCCCTTAATGAGTCTTTAGCTAACCTCACTAATCCCTTAAAATGTTTTTTCCCATTAACATTAGAAGACTTGCCAACCACTTTAATTATAGGTATGTGCTTACCTAGCCAATCTCCTTTTTCAAGTATTTCTGCTCCGGTCATTTTGACCCACTTAATAGATTGAGTTCGGGTTGGTCTGCGATCCATTACCTGTGGAACTATATGCTCGGCACTTTCTGCTAATTTTTCATAATCTTCTTTTAGCATTGTGCTGCCATCTGCTAAAGCATAAAGCTCTGTGTCTTTATAGTCTATATAGTGATATAAAGCGACTTTAGTTGTTTTTTCCATTCGCCATATTAAAGCCTCTTGGGAACTTACGGCATCGCTAAATTCAGTAGAACTACCTGCTTTTGCATTAGGGTACTGACGCTTAAATTCTTCGTCAGGAACATCTTCAATAATGAACCCATATTTAGCATCTGAGCCATCAGGCATATCGTGTTCGCCTAAATAGACTTTACTATAGTCATAGATAGGCTCAAATCTAATTTCTTGATCGAAACTCATTTCGTCTATGTATTCTGTACGCAGCATGAAATAGCCTTCACCAACCTTAACCGCTGATTCACCAGCAATTAAATAAGCTAAGTCTGCATTTGAATTGTCTTCAATTCTACGAATAATAGACTGAAATACCTGTGCAGTATCTACATCAGCATCATCGTCTATAGGTTTTACTTTTATTGATGGTTTGTTTTGTCTTAAATCATTTACGATTTGCGAGATATACTGATTTATTTTGTCAACAGTAAGAACTGGTCTTGCGCCGTTTACTGCACTTTCTCTTGCCCGTCTAATCTCTGGCTCCCACTGATCTTCATCAGCAAATCTAGCATCATCCTTTTGCAAATCTCTTTCGGCTGCGTTAGCATCAGAAACTATCTGAAAACGGTGTTTAGCTTGATCTAATATTTGTTTATCTGTTCTCTCTGCTGTTTCTTCGGCTATTCCAGAGACATTCCCCCTAGAATCGTCATCTTTTTCGATATTTGGTTTTATCATCGCAGCCTAATTTGATCTTTTATTTACCCGCCCATCCAGGCAGTTCCCCTTTGTAATGAAGGGGTTGGGGGAGGAATGTAAAGTGATTCCTCTTTAGGAAACACTAAGTCCATATTAGGCTCGCATATTCTCGCTAACGAGTCAAGCATATCATCATGTGAGCCAACAGGAAATGCTAAGAACTCCGTTTCAACGAATATGGACACCAAGTCCTCTGTCTTTTTGTCCCAATTTGTCTTGTGCAGCGTTCTTGGAAAATACACTCTTCCTGATTCAAATATCGGGAGCAGTCTTTTGATTCTATCTGTCTTAGAAGTCTGTCCTCCGACCTCTTTAATGCGAAATCTGTACGTCTCTTGCTCCATCCTATCTTGGAAGTGTTCAATATCCGCCATGCAGCCGTATTTCTCATACCGCACTTCTTTTGGTTTCCACTTTCTGTGAAGCGTAAATAATGCGTCCCCCCGTTCTTTGAGATTCAATCTATCCCTAACCATGTCTAAAACGTAATAATTGTTATCACCACCTACTCCAATCACCCACATGGCTGTATAATCAGAGCCTTTTTTCTTGCTACTAGCTGCATCTACTACTATGTATTTATTGAGCTTTCCTGCGGAAACATTTGTATAGTATTGAATCCAATCTCGGCTAAAGCCTTGTAACGAATCTTCTTTGGGATTAAGAAGGATTTGGCTGGCATAGTTATATATACCCATACTTCTTCTCTTTTCTTCATGGACTTCTTCAGACCAAAGTACAGACTTGCCTTCATTAGTACCACCCTTTTTGCCAGGATGTTCTCTAGGGATCGCTGTACGTCTTTCTTTGACTGTTGCGTAAGCATCTGAAAAATGCCAACGAGTACCAATAAACCTTCTAACACCACCTGGCGTAACACCTAGGTTATAGGATTGTTCTAAACCATTTAAAGTTTTAGCTATCATTTCAGGAGTGGTTACAGACTCTCGAACCACAATGTCATCATAAATAAGAATTTTATAATGCTTACTAGTAGGCTGACCATCTACAAGTCCCCAGGCTTCGATTGTAGCTTCTTTTGGGTTGCCTTTTCTTTTAACAATAATTCCGTCATCTTCTGACCACTTTGGGCTTTCTTTTATATTTTTTCCCCATAAGACATCAGGAAAAGCGTTATGCAAAACAATGTTTTCTTGAAACTCTCGCATGATTTGGCGAAGAAAAGCCTTTGCAATCGGCCTGGTATGGGAAAATATGCCTATAGTGACATCAGGGTTATTTAAAATATCCGAAATAGTCTGACCAAAGGTAATAATAGATGATTTTGCGTGTTCTCTAGCCCAAAGATCAAGATGACCATTAGGTTTAGCCTCTACCTCTCTAATTCTTTCGTAAAACCAAGGTTGAGCCAAATCTTTTCGTCTACAAACGCGAATTAATAGATAGGCTAAGTCATTTAAACAAAGAAGTTTAACAACGCGATCAAGATTATTGGCTTTTCTGCCCATTT